CCCTTGAGCATGGGTAGAGTTAATGATTGGCGGAATCAATATAGCCTGATGCCTGTAGATCGCCCAGCACCTGCGTGCAATGGGTTGAACTCACGCCAGACCAAGTAGCCGAGCGCGTCGTTCATGTGATCATGGCCGGCATCCTTATCGGGATCGCCCTTGTCGGTGTAGCACTGCAGCTCTAGGCATTCGATCAGTCGCTTGCAGCGCTGGTGGATGGTGAGTCTGACCTGGCCCTTGCCGTTTTCCAGCAAAGCCTGAACAGCAGCCACGCGATCACGGACGGGAGGATTTGCGCGTGGTGACTGGTTTGACATGCCGTAGGACTCCAGGATCTGGATATCGGTCTGGCTTGCGTTGGTGCTGCGGTTGCCGCCGCTGGCATCTGGGTAGATGTAGATACGCCGCTGCGGGTAACGCGCTTGGATCTCTTGCGCCAATGCGTCGGTGTCATGGGCGCCGCTGATCTCATCAATCAGTAGCAGGCTGCTGCCAGTGCGGATGCCGATCACTGCAGACATGTTGCCAACGTTGAAATCAACGCCAATGCGCAGCGGCTCGCGGTTTAGGTCTGGCAGCTCAACCACCACGTGCTTGTTGCGGCTGAAGCGGTCGTAGATGGTTCCAGTGGTGAGGTTAACGAACTCACCGTCTAGGTAGGCCCGCAGCAGGTTTGGGTCGTAGTTGGCCTCTAGCCGCTCGATAAAGTCCGGCGGCAGGTGTGGGTTATCTGCTGACCGCATCTTGATCAGCTTGCGATCGGCGCGACCCTTAGCATCCTCACTGCCGAATGTGTTCCACATCCAGCGGAACCCTTCTGGCGTGGATGCAGCGCCAAACTGCCGCACGTTGCCCGACCGCAAGCGGCCAAGGATCTTGGGAAATGCCTTGTTGGCAATAGATGGCGTCACTGTGTCGATCTCATCGGCCAGCACCCATGCAAGGTTCAAGCCGATGATGCGGCTCCAGTTCTCAAAGCTGCGGCACAGGATCTTGGTGTCGCCGCCCGGCAGGTGCAGCATGTATTCAGGCAACGGGCTAGCCCTAAAGGTGTAGGGGATCTCATACGCCTCTAGGAAATCATCGAAGTCTTGCACCCAGATGTCGCGCACCAGGATCCCGGTCGGCTCCATCACTGCGCCAATAAAGCCTTGATTGGCCGCGGCCAGCATCACCGCCTTAGCGCACAGCGCGCGTGTCTTGCCGGCGCCATAACCGGCTGAAATGCCAATGATCTGCGTGTCGCTGTCATCCACAAACGCAAGCTGCCCAGGGTGCAGGTCAGCGCGGATGCGTTGCAGCAGATCGCCCGTGTCCTCTTGCGTTGCAACATCCATAAACCCAAGCAAGCTGCCGGGTTGGCAGATGCCGGCGAGCAAGCTCACGCGGGCTCGCTGATGACAGTCTTCACGGTGCCATCAGGCTTGACTGCAATCACCTTGTAAATGCGGGGCTCATTGCCCTTGGGCTTGAGCAGGCGACCTACGGCGGTGGCTTCAGGCTTCTGCATCGTCTTCTTCATCATTAAGGAGCATGTCGACAGCTAAGCGCTGTTGGGTGAATTGAAGCGCACCAAGTAACTCAATGACCGTCAGGTCGCTGTGCTCTTCGATGAGAGCGTCTAGGCCAAGCAGGAATGTTTCCATAACTGGGGCTAGGGACGGCGTGAGTCTACCCCATTCGGCGTGCTCTTTCTGCTGCCTTGATGTTTGCTTCAAGTGCTTTCAATTTCTTATCTGCCCTTGTTTTGGCTGCTTTTTCGCTGCGTGTTGGCACAGTGCTTCGTTTTGTGTTCATGCCTTGAAACACTTGAGCCGCGGTAAGCTCTCCGCCTCGACTTTTACGCACAATCGAAGAATACCTATCAGAAGCGGCTTGCAAAGCATCTGCCTTGGCAAAAGCTTTGCGATTGCTTGGGTTGGCGCGATCCAAGCCGCGTACGGCACTGCCTGCAAAGTTTGCTCGGACTTCCGCCACTTCGGCGCGGCGCGAAAAGGCACTTGCGCTTAAATCAACTTTACGCGTTGCGGGCTTTGCAGCAGGCTTGGATGCAGCAGGTTTTGCTGTTGCCGCTGCGCCCATGGTTTGCCGCAGATTACTGACGCGTGCATCTGCGCGGAGAAATGAACGTAGTGCTTGAGCTGACTGCTTGCCTGCTACGTTTTCTTTGGCAAATGCGGCCGATCTGCCTTCAGATGAAACGCGACTTGAAATTCTCCTTCGATCAGCGAATGTGGCCGCTGCGGTATCGGCTTTTTCGCGTCTTGCTTTTGCAATACGAGTTGCCGTATCAGCTGCCCTTTGGAGACGTGCTTCTCTTGGAAGTTTCGCAGCAGGCTTGGGTGCCGTTGTGCCTGGCCTGCTTTGACGAGCAGAGATTCGGCGCTCTGCGCGTGCGACCCGTGCCGCAGGGCCTTCACCGGCCTTGGGATTCTTTTGCTGAACGTTCTTGCTGATGGCGTTCTGCACCCGTGCAGTGATCACATCCGTCTTGCGGATGGCGCCACTTGGGGTTGCACGTTTGGTGAGCTTGCTGGTTTGCGTTGCCCGCTTGTTACCACTGGCGGTTGCCAGCCTGCCGCCACGAGCAGTTGCCCCAGTGCTGGAAAACCTACCCCTGTTGTCCCGTGCGTAACGGCGCGCCATGGCTCTATCGACTCATGCGCCAGTCTACGAGATCTCAAACCGCAGCAACTTGGCTTGATCTTCTAGCGCTTTGATTGCAATGCTGAGGTTCCCCTTAGCGCGTGCTTCGCGTTCGTAATCCTGCAAGCGAGCGACAGCAGCAGCAAGCCACTGCGGCCGCTCTAGCTCTGCATCCAATGCCATGAGCTGGCGAGCGCGAGACATGTAAATCTCTGCCTGACGCTCGCCTACATCCCATGTTTCCGACGCAAATCGTATAATTTGCGTCCTACTGTGTGCACGCAAAAGCAGATCATAAACGGTGTTTACCCGCTGATCTGATTCGGAGTTGGTGCACTTTTTAGCCACCGTTTAGCCCTTAATTTGCACAGGCATTACAAGATACGTTACACCGTCCACGCCACTAGGTGTCAGTACCACGGGTGTGGTTGCCGTATTGGCGTGCAGCGTGATGGCTTCTGCAGGCTTGAACGCCTTGATGCCATCTAGCAGGTAGTGGACGTTGAACGCCCATGCACCATTGGCGGTGCCTTCCACCTTGAGCAGCTCCTTGCCGTTGTTGGCGTCTGATTCAGCAGTGATGGCAATGGTGCCACCTACTGCCTCGATCTTGACAATGGAGTTGTGCGCATCGGCAATGATGGCGACACGCTCTAAGGCACGAGTCAAGCGGCGACGGTCGGCGGTGATGGTGCTTTTGAACTCAGCGGGTACCAGCTTGGCCACGTCCGGGTAGGTGCCATCCATGATGCGCGAGTACACCATGACTCCGTCGCCTGCGTCGATCACGGCTTGCCCTTTGGCAACGGCGATGGTGACCACGCGATCCTGCAGCAGGCGCATGGTGCTGGCTGGTAGCACGAGGTCTAGGCCATCTGGCAGGTCAATGGCATAACGCATCAGGCGATGCCCGTCAGTGGCCTCCATGTGGCCATTGCCGAGGTGGATACCTTGGAGCATCTGCTTGCTGGCGTCGGTGCTGGCAGCTGCCATGCAAGCGCGGATGCCGGCGGATAGGTGCAGCTCGCTCGTAGCAGCGTCCACAACCGGCAGCGCGGGGTAATCCGCCGCATCAGCCTCCGCAAGCCCGTAGGAGCCCGCAGAGGCGGTCAGAGCGCCATCTGCGAGGGTCAGAGCCTCATCGCCGTCAAAGCGGCTCACAAGGCCAGCCAGCAGCCGATACGGCAGCGCTACAGCGCCATCGGTCTCCACTGCGGATGGGATGGTGACGGTAATGCCGAGGTCAAGGTTGAAGCCGGTGACGGTCATGGCGCCACCAGCGGCTTGGATCAGGCAGCAATCAAGGATCGGATGGCTGCTGCGGTGGCCAACGGCTGGCGCAATGGTGCGCAGCGCGTGATCGAGATCGGCTTGGCAGGTAACAGCTTTCATTTGACGGTGGCGGCAGTGACGAGGCTGGTGATGATGCGTTCGTAATCAGCGGCGAAGCTATCCACAAGTTCCATGGGTAGCGGTACGCCGTCATCAATGGCGTTGTCGGCAATGGCTGCGGCATACGCCACTGCCTGGGTCATGGTCTCATGCAGCCGATTGATCACCGGCTGCTGCTTGGCTGGAATGTGAATGAGCGATGACATATGCAACGAGAGTTTCAACGTGTCGGCGGTTCAGGTCACCACGCATGAAGGCGCAGGCGTCCGCCACCAGCGCATGGTAAGCCGCCGTGGTCAATCCTGCAACACCCCCACCGCTCAAAGCGCGCTGCCGGATCAGATGCGCGCGCGGGATGCCATGCGCTGCTGCTTCAGCGTTCAACCGCGCCAGGTCGTCAGCGGTGACATTGATCTTGATTTCGGGCATTCAGTGGTTCCAATCGAGGCGGAGCATAGGCAAAAAGCGGCGTCCTAACGCAGTTTGCGGGGTTCGGACGGTGAGACGCCTTGCGGCCACTGGTCTTGTCCTACCGTCCTACCGTCCTAACCTCTTAATAAAATGGGATAAAGAGGGGGAGGGGGAGGGGGATTAGGAAACTCTTAAACCCTATGTAGGACCAGACGGGGATAGGACGGCTCAAAACCCAGTCACAGCAATGGATCTCGCCGTCCGCACCCACTTAGGACGGGGCGTAGTGCCAGCGTCTCTTGCCTGTCGCCTCTCGTCTGCGGACCAACCCGAGATCCTTGAGAATCGCAGCCACCTGCATCTGATCCGATCGGTTTTGGCGCTCCAGTGGTTTTTTGATTCCGTGAGTAAGAACGTCCTCAATCGTGAGCACATCAGTAGAACGCCTGCGGGCAAGATATTCCTCAATGGCACTACGCCATGGCGAGTCAATCACGTAGTTATCATTCTCTTCGGTCACCTTGACTTCCATCTCAACAGGTAGCCGGTTAGTCTCACCTGCCCTGTAGGCATGTACAACGGCGGACCAAATCGCATCGCGTTCAAGCATCAGTGAAGCGGTATCAATCTGGTCCTGCTGCGTCTTAGTGGTCGGGATGACCCAGAAGCGGCGGTTGCCAGTTTCATCCACTAGAAACCCAGTGGTTTTGTTAGTTGTGCCAACGATGATGCCACGCCTTGGGAATGACTCAACTTCCTTGCCATAGGGCACGCGCATTAGATCAATAGCCTGCGAAAGAAAGGCTTTTACCTGTCCGGCATGACGCCTACCTGTGATGTGGTCAAGCTCCGCCCATTCCATCATCCACGACCGATGGAGTACCATCACGTCGTCTTTTGTGCTGATGTCGCCTAACGCATCTGAGAAGAACGGGCCACCTAGGCAACCCCAGAAGCTGGACTTGTAGGCACCTTGATCGCCCATCAATACGCAGGCGGTGTCGTGCTTGCAGCCAGGGTTGAAGGCACGCGCCACAGCACCGATTAGCGTGCGCTTGAGCATCTCGTCATAGATGGTCGGCTCTGGCAGCGCGGCATCACACGGCCGCAGGTAAGCGGTGGCCAGCCTGTCGATGTAGGTCGGTGCAACGTGGTCGGCGCAATGCTCT